TGATCTAATATGCAGGTTATATAACTTGTACCTGTTGAGAGGGTATGCTTTGGCCAAGAGCGGTAACCTACTCCCAGATAAAGAGATAGCCGAACTCGTGTACAGGGATGTGCAGTGGGCCGAGAAATTCCGTTACTCCTACGAGGAGAAATGGAAGAGGTTCTACAAACTGTACAAGAATTACATCGACCGAGCCAACTATTTCTCCCAGAGCAATCTGGCCATTCCTACCGCGTTCACCACCATCGAGGTCCAGACGGCGTTCCTGTCCGACATGGTCTTCGAGGGGGGCGACTTCGTGGAGGTGCTGGGCAAGACCCCCGAGGGGCAGGCATCAGCCAAGGCCGTCAAGGACATGCTCTCCTACCACTTCCGGCACTCCTTCGACATCTACGACGACATGGAGAAGTTCATCCGCCAGCTGCTGATGTACGGCACCTCCATCTACAAGGCCTACTGGGAGTACAAGCCGGGCTGGGTGACGCGCCAGGAGCCCACCTACGATGATCAGGGGCAGCTCACCGGGTCCCAGCCTGTCCTGAGCGCCGAGATCCTCGAGAACCGCCCGCATGGGTACCCGATCGATCTGATGAACTTCGGGGTCGACCCGAACGCCACGAACATGAAGGACGCCCGGTTTGCCTACGAGAAGCTCTACGCGGACCCCATCGTGCTCCGGGAACGGCAGCAGCTGGGCATCTTCAAGAATGTGGACAAAGCCATGGGTGGTGCTGGCAACGTGAACCAGGCCACCCGGGAGCGCCTGGAGCTGCTCGAGATGGAGGCGCACCAGCAGGCACCGGACGCCGAGCGCGAGAAGGTGCAACTCATCGACTGGTGGGGGTACCTGACCAAAGGCTGGGAGGGCCAGAAGCTCAAGCGCGGCGCCAAGCGCCAGCTCTACCACGTCATCCTGGCCCTGGCCGATTCCTCACACTCGGGCGAGGGGAACCCCGTCGTGCTGCTGGCCGAGCCGGCCCCGTTCAACCACGGGCGCATGCCGTTCCTCGATGCCCGCCTCAACGCGTGCGTGGGTGAGTTCTACGGCACGGGTGACCTCGAGTACTGCGAGTGCCTGTTCCTCGAGGAACGGGACATCCGCAACATCCAGCTCGACAACATGAAGCACACGATGAACCAGATGTGGAAGGTGCACAACGACGAGGAGCTCGACGAGACCGAACTTGTCTGGCGCCCCTCTGGCACGGTCCACGTTGACAACATGGAAAGTCTTGAACCGATTATCCCGCCACGGATGGATCCGGCTGTTTTCGAGTCGCAAGAGACACTGCGGAGGGATATCGAGCAAGTAACCGGCGTGAACGATTTCGTGATGGGACAGTACCGCTCTTCCTCGGGTTTCAACGATACCGCGACCGGGATCAGCCTGATCCAGCAGGTGGCACTCAAGCGCATCGGCCACAAGGGCCAGATTGTACAGCGCATGATCCGCGACCTCGGACAGATGACATTCGCCCTGATCGCCCAGTATCAGCCATGGGGGACCAGTGTTCGGATCCTTGACCGCGAAGCCGCCACGCAATATAGATTTTTGGACATCTCCAGTACCGCCCTGCGACAGGAGTACGACTTCCACATCGTGAATGCTCCGTCTCTGGGCTCTAAACCGCTGAGGCAGAATCAGCTCATCCAGCTCTTGCAGGTCATGGTGCAGGCGAAGGACGATCCGCAATCCAACTTCACCTTCGACATGAACAAGTATGTTCGCAGGTTGATCGACGAGTTTGACATCCCGAACAGCGACGAGTTTCTCGGGACAGAGCAGTATCAAAACTCGCTCTCGCCCGAGTTGGGTGCGCCGGCAGGTCAGGACGCATTGCTTCAACCAGAGGAGGAGAACCGCCTCATGATTGAGCAGGACCAGGCGATCATGCCGAAGCCCGAGGAGAATCACCCGTTCCACAGAACGGTGCATGCCGAAGGGTACGATTCTCTGTCCGAAGACCACCCGGCGAGACAGCTGCTTGCCCAGCACGACCAAGCCCACGCTCGACTGGCCGAAGAGACGAAGAACCTCATGGCACAGGCACTCTCGACTCAGATGGTCAGTGAGGGGGTCCAAGACGCGGAGGGCCGCTTGAACCTATTGGAAGGCGGCGACACGAAAAGTCCCACTGGCGCAGGCGGGCAGGAGAATGTCACACGAAACATCGGGAACACGGCAGCAGGTAATGGTTAAGGGTAAGGTGTAAGTAAAATGGCCAAGGACAGACCGGTAGTACATGATTTTCTCAAAGAGGTTGACGATGTGACGCTCAACGGGTGGGTGTCGTACACGAGCGATGCCATGCATGCATTCATTCTATCACGCATGCAGAAGTTCGTCAGGAACATCTCGCACCAGATGTTGCACCCGCCCAACGGACAGTCGTTCAACGCCGAGACCCTGTGCATGGCGCAGGGACGGGTTTCTGGGCTCGAGGAATACGGTAAGTTTTTTGAGGCAGTAAAAAATGAGAGCATCAAGCGCCGTGATAGCGCAACTGCTGGCGAAACCGATCGCGAGTAGCGGAGACATCGATCTCGAATTTATAGCGGGCCAGCTCTCGCTGCTCGCCAACTTCATACGGGCAAAACAGACCGACAGCTCCGATCCGCAGGTCACGCAGCCATTGGGCAACAACTACGACCCCTGGGTCAGGAGCATCGGTGAAGCACAAGTTTAGGTCATACAAAAAGGAGACAAGGACACATGTTGGAAGCTAACAACCCCCCAGTGGGCACGCCAGAAAGCCCCGTAGAGGCGCCGGCAATACCTTCTCCCCCCTCTGCCGATAGTGGAGGTGATCCGTTCCATGGGAAGTCCCGAGAGGACGTGATCAAGATGTACGAGGAGGCGAATACTCAGGTACATCAGGAGCAGGAAGGAGCTAAGGAGCTAAAGAATTTCGTCGGCAGGGTCGGCATGTTTTTCAAGGTTGATGAGCAGACCGGTACGGTGGACCTGAACGAAGACATGGTTCGCCAGTGGGCAGCGGCCCGCGGTATCGTCCCCCCGGTGGGGCAAGAGGCTGCACAGAACGACCAAGGCAACAACATGGCGCAAGCCCCGCAAGGAAACGGTGCTGCAGTACCTCCGCAGGAACCCGCTCTTGACGATGAGCAAAAGGCATATGTCGATAAGCTCGTCGAGGATCGGATCAAGGCGGCAATAGGGCAGACCGTTCTCCCCGAGCTCGAGACGACTCGGAAGGAGCGTCACCAGAATTGGATCGCAGCGACATCGCAGAAGTACCCGGACTTCAGCAAATGGCAGACGAAGGTGGCTGAGTACATGCAGAAAAACAACCTGCAAGCTACCTCCCAGCAGGACCTGGAGAACGCGTACATTGCTACCAAGGCGATCGGTGGCGGCTTTGTGGACAAGGCACAGCACGAGAAGCACGTTGGCGATCTGGTGAACACTCTCCAGATGCTCTCCCCCGGCGCGGGTCAACCTGCGCTGAACGACGCGGAGGCCACCAATGCGCAATTGCTCGGACTGGACCAGCAAAACAGCAAAAGTGTTGCCGCAAACGAAGAGTTGTTCGGGAAGCAGTTCTTGATCAACGACTAAGGCGTCTGCGGCAACTCCAGCAAGGAGTAAAAGCAGATGGCTACAGTATATAGTGTCAATGCCCTGGGCGGTAAGTCGATTCTGGGAGACGACTCAGTAACCCCCTTTGGCGTTCTTACCGAAAGGCGAGTACGGGATGTCTCCAACGAGATCTGCCTGCTCGATTCCAACAACACCGCTCTTCTCACGTTGCTCAGGAAACTGCGCTCGAAGAAGTCGGTCGACCCCAAGTTTTCGTGGTTCGAGGACGTGTTCCCGGCCCAGACTACCACGGCCGCTGGTTCCGATTCAACCACCACCGATACCTCGCTCGTGGTTGCAACCGGTACCGGTAAGCTCGGCCGCAAGGGCGACCTGTGGCTCAACACCGATTCCGGCGAAGTGTTCTACATCACCGTCGTGGCCACCGACACCTGGACCATCATACGAGGTGTCGGAAGCACCACGGCTGACGACATCGCAACCACGGACAACCTCCAGTACGTCGGCAACGCCCAGGACCAGGGTTCCACGGCACGAGACCAGCTCGTCACCCAGGTGGCCGAGGTGATCAACTACTGCCAGATCTTCAAGGAGCCCTACGAGGTTACCGGTACCACGAACGCGACCAAGCTGTTCGGCGGGCCCGATCTCGTCTACCTGCGCCAGAAGCACGGCCAGATCCACAACCGCGACATCGAACGGATGCTGTGGTTCGGCGTGAAGGACGACTTGGTTGACGACGATTCCGCAATCATCAAGAACGAGGTCTACACCTCCAAGGGTCTGCTCGCGGATGGGACCAACGGGTTCCTGACCACCAACACCTCTGCGGCCAACAGTTCCGGTGAGTACACCGAGGATGAGTTCGAGACGGATCTCCAGACGGCTTTCCGCTACGGAAACAGCGTCAAGTTCTGCTTCGCCTCGCCCACGGCGGTCTCCACCATCAACGCCTGGGGTCGCGCAGGTCTGCGGGTCGTGCCTCGCGCCAACACCTGGGGCGTGAACATCACGCGCTACGTGTCCGCGCACGGCGAACTCAACATCATCAACAACAAGCTCTTCTCCGACATGTCGGGCTCGGGTACGGTTTGGGCCGCT